GCCTACATGCGCTTGCTCCAAGCGCGAACTTCCACCTCGAAAGTCAAGGGGATAAAACGCACATTCAAGCGCGACGCGGCAGCTGAGAGTCGTCTGCCAACCGCATCAAAGAAGTCTTTTCCCTGAAGCATAACATCACGCTGAACAGACTCACAATTGGCAATAAGAGCAGCCTCAAACGGGCCAGCCTTGTGTGACAACCAGAAAATACGGCCATACAAGGACTCACGCTCTAAAATTCCCACATATTTCCCATGGTCGAAACGCACATTACGACACATGAAATTGAAATCTTCAATCGGATAATCATCCGGAAAATCAGATTTCTTAAACGGATCAGTCAAGATCACATCAAAAACATCCAGGAAAAACTTCTGGAGTTGATGCATGGTCAGTCTCACCGATCCCTCACGCAATCCAACAACAAAATCATCACCCAACACAATAACACTCAAATCATCATTGAACTCACGAGGACCACGGGGTATATCAGATGGTCCATAACAATAGGAGGCAAAGATCATGAAAATGGTTCGATAACAATTCCATTCAACGGTCATACAATGACCGGTAATGAGAATACCTTGGAGGTAATAAAGTGCATTCCCATAGATAGCATGACTCGATCCCATGCACATCAAATAGGACTTTGCGTAAGAGTCCCACTCATCCAGTCGATCCGGATAGTGAATAGAAGTGTACTCCTTTGACAAAGCATAAAAACCATCCATCCAGAACCCACTCGCACATGTAGTATCATAGAATTTCATGTCCCCCATAAGAATACGGGAAACACGAGCACTAAAAGTGCGGAAAAAGCGATCAAATGCAGGACCACCTGAGTCCAACATAATGGCCACAAAAGGAAGGCGCCGAATCGCATCGGAAATGTGTAACAAGAGAATACGACCAATAATGTAATTAACAAGAGACTCAGCGCAAAGAATACGAGCATCCTTTGGTTCAGGGGAACCATCTAGCAGTTCACCAATAATTTGCAACAACTCATCCATTTTAATATTGAGCGTATTGACATTGATGTATTTACTCGGTTCAGTACGGAGTGCATCAAGCTGCTCCATAACAACCTGAACCAAATATTCCTTAGCTGTATATGTGCCATCACCATTATAATGCATGGTCTGACCCTTCTTCGAAACCTTCCAGATCTTATTCCATGGCCAACCAACGGCTGTGGACTTTGGAATCGCTTTGATACCCAGAACAGAAATGCCATTAATAGCTGTTGCAATTGACTGTATACATTGCATAACAGCATTAGGTGCAGGCATTAAACTGCAGAGGAACGTGTTAAACGCAACAAACCACTCCTTCGGGATAAGAACGTCAGTGCGACGCGCCATTCCGGTCTGGAACTTTTTGGTTGCAAATTTGACACCAGCAGATCCTTCATAAACATCACCACGAGTCGGACATGTCATAGACTTTTCCATTTCTCCAAACTCATTGACAAAAACACCTTCCATCCCAGATGCATAATAAGGGGACTTGGAATTCATGTAATGGCCATGGGAGACGGAGTACTCAGGATATAAACACATTTGTCCCTCACCTTCAAACTCCTGTACCTCGACATACTCATTATCCACAAGCGTTCGTTGTATGGGAGGTTTGTAGATCTCAATCCATTCCTTGAGCATCTCCTGTGTGATGATATGGAAGCAAGCCAGACCGGCCTTAACATCACCTGCCGTATGAAGCCCAAGATAACATTGTGGCTGATTCCAATCAACAACATACATGAAACCACAATCACCACGGACCGTATTCAAGACACCTCCATAAAGAGAATTCGTGGGCTCAATCATCCGCGTGTGAGTTTTACCATCATGGATGAACGAAGCCTGATAAGTAGATGTGTCATACTTACGGAACTGATTCAAATGATGAAACATCGCGTTAGAACCAACAACCCGTTGCAAGAAAATATTACCGGCAAACCAATTGGAATTGACCTGTTCTTCCGTCAAAAACTTGTTAACAATATTCGGAAACTCCGGTACATTGAAAGTCTTAATCTTGACAAGACACAAGTCAAAACCCTCAATAGGCACGAGCTCATAGTCACTAACATCAAATGACTGACCACCAATGAGCAGAGAAAATTGTTTGACACCAATAACCTCAAAACAATATCTCATGTGACCAAAGGTTAAAAGGGTTCTCCCGGAAATACCAATGGCATTAAATGGCATACCCTCATAGAGGATAATGGCATGAGAACGGATATTCTTGGCATCAGGCATCTGGGCAGAACCAGCGAAAGTTTTGGGTACAACGGGAACTCGCGCAGGTCTCACAACAGCTTGACGCATGGGACTCTGTGCTTCACTCTTAGTCTGCTCAGAATCCACCAATTTTGTGCCATTTGCCTCGCGGTCTTTCGAAAGAATTCTCCACCCTGTATACATCAAACCACCCGCAGCAACCAGCATCAAGGCAGACACGCGGCGTTTCATCCTTCCTTGAAATTCATACGCACGCGACGTGGCTAATCCAATAACAGAAAAGATGGATAAGCCAACACCAAACCACCACATCCAACTTCCAAAGGCAACATAAAGGACAGTAGCCCAAGCGAAGTCGGAGGGAACCATAAACTTCAACAGGATAAGGCTGAGAGGAGAAGTGGCAAAATGAGCAAAAGACGGCATCTGTGCAGTAAACTCAGGTTCTTCCTCATCTTCAGTGTCCACTGAATCAACGGAATAATCACAACCCTCATCATCATCCAAAGGTTTCCAACTCGACGATGAGCTAGCACCATCCTCATCAACCCGGGGCGGGTTAGATTTGGAATACTGGCGCAAAGCATCCAACTGTTCATTAACCTTATCAAAATGATATGTGGTGTCATCCTCAAAACTCTTCAACAATTCCACCATCAAGTGAGCAACTTCCTTCTTGGTTCCATTATGTAAACAAGATATACCGCTCTCCTTCCACCATGACAAATCAACATGATTACCAATGGTCGGTTTCTTCGAGGTGGACTTACTCGCCACAAATCGGATCTCATTTGGAATACGGCGTATGAAAGCATTCTTGTCAATAATCACAGCCAAGTTAGGGATTGATTCCACGGTAGGATTACTGGAAACAATAACCAATTTAGGCTTGGCAAACTTACTTCCCTTTGCGTCAAGATGGGCCATATTGAGCGGCATCGGAGCAGTGTCGATAAGGTGAATCAAAAACTGACCAGTTTTGACATTCAAATCAGCTGAATTCGAATTGAACGCATCTGATATGAGAAAAATAGGCTGATCAGTATATCCATCAAAATAATCATCATCCGGATTGTAGTTGAATACCAGATTACCACCCAAATCAGGTGCAAACTTTCTGCCCCACTGTTGTATCAGCGTGTTCAGAAAGGTTGTCTTTCCAGTTCCAGCAGGGCCGGAAATCCAAATCACCTTAGGAGCCTGACGGAAATGACTTACACTTAACACATTATTATACTGTGTCTTATGTTCCTCAACAAACTTATATGCCATCGCCACGGAAGCCCTCTCTGCGGGATCCAAATAAAAATCAGCAAGATGATATTGCATGCGGAAACTCTTCAACGTCACACATTCATCCATGGTGAGCTGGTCAACATAATTAGAGCGAATGGTGTTAACCTTTTGAGCCAAATCCTGCAACATAGTAGCTCCACGTTGCTTACGCGCCTCCTTATCCAAGTGAGCAGTTGAGACTTTAGAAATGACAGCAACAAGATTCAAATACGTCTTGTGACTACTAAAACTCGGGGGAAAAGTAAGTTTAGTCTTCTTTAAAGTCTCCAACAAATGAGCTGTCACATCCTCAGGATGCATAGAATCAACCAGCTTTATGGTTTCCTCAATGCTGGAAAGCACATCAGGATCCATATCTTGAGCAGGCTTACTAGCAATAATGCTAATATATCTTGCGGTGTGTTGTAGGATCTTTCCACGAACCTCTTCTGCCTGTGCACGGGGAAGAGTATTGAGAGATTGCATCACTCTCAGATATGTCTCAATAAACTGCTCGTCTGTGGAATCGGACAGAGCTTCAAAGGCAATCTCAATATTAGCTTGAGCTGCCTCAACGGGATCAACAATTCCGAAAATATATTTGTTGATCAATCTTCGAATATAAAGGAAAATACTGCGGAGCCAACGACCAAGAGTCTCAACATTCTTGATCTTGGATCCAATTATACTTAAATTAGTCAAAATTGAGCTTCCAAATTTGGTAATAATACCAGTAGATTCAGTAAGAAGCTCCACCAAAACAGAGAGAAAGGAAGAAATGGCCTCTGTACATCCGCGGAGTGTCTCCACAGTACCTTCACCGAACTGAGCCTCACCATGAAACTTGTTCACGGCATCGGACAGATCGATTGAACATGTATCGGCAAAAATGCGGGAAAATACACTGCTGAAGAAATCGATAAGATGTTTCCAGCCATTAGCTGCGATATACTTAGCATATCTCGTGCCAACAGCGGCAACATGAACAGCAAATGCAACAGTATCGTGCTGGTACAGGATATAACACGAATATATGTCTTCCAAGAAAATAAAAACAGAAGATAGAGAATCAAAATCGGCAAAGAATTGAGCATCTCCTCTAAATGTACGGAGATGATTTACAAGTCTCATGCCATTCTTCACCTGTTTAGGTGTTAAATCGCCTTGACCAGTTGTATACTGATCGACAACTTGCCTCAATTGAGGACTTTTAACAAAATCGTAGGGATTAGATTCAGCAAGTTCACGGTCCCTAAACTTAGTCTTTCGGACACGTGAACGTTGTTCCCTCTCGAGCCGTCGTTGTGACTTCTCGGATTTCTTCCCCTTATTTCGGGGATCTGGAGTGTCAGGTATGATGGAATGTGAAGATGCCTGAGATTGTTTGGACACCTTCTTAGATTTCTTCTTCATACGCTGGTACTCTTCGCGAGTGCCAGCTTCCTCCCACTCTCTTTTCTCCTTGGCGATTTTTGCTTTTGCCACGATAGTCTTATAACTATCAGGAGAAGTTTCCGGACTAGCCCGGGTAAATTGTGGAGGTTTCACGCTACTTTCATTGTAAGCTTGTGTAACTGCGTGCCTCCTGTTACGGGCTGAGAGTTGCTCCCAACCATTAGTTCCATTGAGGATGCCGCTGGAATAGTAGGTGCTTTGAACTTGTTGCACCACTTCGGTAATACCGGCGTCCAAATGTCTGTAAATCCAGACTTGTGTCCCAACCTTCTTGCGAACGAATTCAGGGAGTGTTGTATGGTCATCAGTGACCTCAACTCGACCTTCGGGACGGGTTTGCATATCCTTCGCGGGTACGCGATATTTTATCACCGCAGATTTGCGGGATGGGGGGTTTGTGTTCTTTGTAAATCGGGGTACAATTTAGTGCCGGTGTGAGAAATGTAAGCTTTCACACCCTTGTGACGGATGAATCATCCTAAGTCGTAAATGTATCGACACGGGGGACTCTCACCAGAGCTGGCCGTGCTGTCCGAAGACACGATAATAAAAGATAAGGGGATGAACCCTTAACAGAAACGCTAAATGAAATTAAAAGTAAGATATAGGTTGGTTTCTTAAAAATAATCCATAAACAAAGCCTTGGAAAGGCAGGCACAATAAGTGCAACGTCCGAAATAAATCGGAGAGAAGGGTCCATATTCTTGAAGCCATGGAATGGCGTAGCACGTAAAAATACGTGAACAATCGGGTTGAAATAGCTAGCCCAGCAACACTTGGAGGGGGATACGTAGCACGCAGGTCTGTCCCACGCTTTTCACTCACAACATACGAAAAGAACAATAT